TAGTAATCCCAAACTATCTAATATGAATAGCATAGGTGGTCTATTATCCTCTGGTGTCTTATCATACATATCGATAGTTCTCAATGCATGTGTTCTAAATTTTTGGATTGTATCAGGTTCTGATATAACAACACGTGATGTATCAATGCCACGTTCTTCCATCATCTTTTTAGTAACTGCAGCTTCTGTATCGTAGTAAACAATCCCACCGGTAGGGTGGTCCTGAAGAAATTGTTTTGCAACACCTAAAACAAAGAATGTCTTACCGGTTGCAGTTTCTCCAGCAAATGCCGTAACCTTATTATTAGGAACACCACCATATATAGAACCAGACAGAACGGCATTAAGCATATAACTACCAGTGTCAATAGTACCGCTATACTCAGCTGCACCCAATCCATCGCCCATAATGCTTGTATCTTCATCCTTCATGTCCTCAACCAGGTTTCTAAAAAAATCACTCATAACAAAATTTTCCTCTCAAAATCATTATTCCATTCACTTGCTTCAAACCAATTAGCATCCTTTTTTTTCATAAATCTAATTGTTACTTTATAATCATATTTCTCAACACAAGCAATAGACCACGTATTTTTAACGTGCTCATTAATATCTTCTATTATACCTGAAATATCAGTCTGGTCAACAGCCCAATTAGTAATAAAAATTTCACCATGTCTTTTCCCTAACCGGTATTCGTCGGTTTGTTCATAATTATATACCTGTTTTGTGCCAATTCCAAATTCATGCACTTTTTAACTCTTATATAATATTGTCAATTTATCCCTAAACTGTTCTACTTTATTATGGCGATCTGGCCAAAAGATGTATTCTTTTTCTGGATTTTTTTGAAGATTATTTAACAAGGGCATTACTGCATTAAACATTGAATCCATTTTTGATTGAACTGCCTTTACATCAGCTGAAGCTGATGAAGCTGTAGCTGTAGCTGTAGTAACAGCATCCAGTTCTTTTTCATCAACTGCTGTAAACCCAAAATCAAAATCTTCTAAACTAATTTCTGTTTTTGCCAATTTATTTTCTCCTATTTCCAAAAGTCTTCTAATGTACTATTTACTACATCTATATCAACTATGGTTTGTATTGGTTTTGGTATCTTAACTTCATCGAATACCAATCCTATTTGTTCCATTGTCCTAATATTCTCTACTTTCCATTGAGCTGAGTCAGCTATAGTTTTCATTGGTTCCAAGAAAGACTTCTCGAATTGTTTATCATAGTCTATATATTTATCCAGACCGAATTGTTTAGGTAAGGTATTTGGTACTGAAATCACATGCTCTCTTGCTGGATTAGGTAATTTAAGATAACTGAATTTAATTTTTTCACCTTGATTAATTATGTTATATTTACCTAATAGTTCTTGATCACGTATCATGTTATTATATGTTATTGAACCTCTTACATGAATAGGACAACCTTTCTTAATTCTAAATCTTTGGAATTTTCCTTTTTCTGGTGTTTCAACATAATAAGCCTCGCTCCATTTAAATATCTCAGAAACACCTCGAGGAAACGCTATATCTTCAAAAGACATCTCATTAAACTCTTTTTTAAAGTTTTCAATAAACTCTATAAAACGAACTTCATTCTCGTTGAGCATAATTCTAATTGCAGATTTAATAGCCGCCCTACAAACCTTTGGAGTCGACGACCGAACTGATTCCAACCCTATCACCTTTAATGATGGCTCCTTAAATCTGAATCCCTCATTGTCCCATACATTAAGAGCATAATGTTTCTTTGCAGTCCATATACCTGTATCAGCGATCACTTCTCGCTTCATAACCATCTTCTGTTCATAAGCATTGACATACTTAGCAAGTTTGTTATACCATTGATCAATCTTTGGCTCTAAAATATCTTTTACAAAGTTATCTAATTGATCCACACCTCTGCTCTCATCTGTCACTACTTTTTCTAGTGTGATATAAACAGAGTCAGTATCAATGGCGATCACATAATCAACATCTTCTGTTTCAAACTTATCATTTAAGAACTTATTAAGATATTTTTCTATCCAACGAATAGCTAGCTGACCTGAAGATGTAATAGCTTCTGCATGCTCTAACTTAAACCATCTAAAGTAAACATTAGCAAGAGCCCCATAGGCAGAGTTAAGTTGAATCTTCTTAGCCATCTGCATGTTATCACATCTTGATATCTCATTTTCATCACCACTCTTTTTAGCTTCGACTAATTTCTTTTTCCAAACTAATCGATCATTATATGTTCGTTCCATTAATGCAGGAAGAAAACCTTTGAAGTCTTTTGTATACATTGCACCAGAACCACCTATAGTATTATCATCTGGATTATCAATATTATCATAAGCACCATCAAGTATTTGATCGATAGTATTTTTTGCTGGATGTATTCCTCTATAGGTTTCAGGTGAAATATTATATTGCATGATCAAATGTGGATATAGACTATTCAAATCAAAAGAAACAATCCACTTCTGTAAACCCCTAATTGGATCCTTGACATACCCACCAACATTTTGTCTTTCTTTTTCTTGAGGTATTGCTTGTGGAACAATAATTTTTTCCTCGTATAGATAATTGTTTATCATCACATCCCAAAGACGAACAGACGTAAATGCATCATTAAGATTAACTTTAGCATCATAAGCAATAGCATACATTAACTCTAATAGTTTCATCTTATCATCAAGACGTTGGACTAATTGAACATCTTTAATGTTATACTCAATAAATTTTTGGAAGTTATTTTTATACAGTCCCATTAAGCCATCATACTCACTGTAGTCTAGTTTTCTTTCACCTAGTTCTACATGAGCAATATTATCTAATGAATAACTTTCTTGTTGTGTGTATGTAAACTTTTTATAAGCAGCAAGATAATCAATAATATTAATACCAATAATATCCCAACCTCTATACCCAGTCATAGCTTCTAGTCGACTGTTCTGATCTAACATACCCCATGGTGAAAGTTTCTTGGCTAAATGTTTACCAAATAAATTATTCATCCTATTGATTAAATATGGTACATCAAATTTCTCAACATTCCAACCAGTGGCCACATCAATATTCATCTTACTCCACACGCCAACAAATCTTCGAAGTAAATCTTTTTCATCACTACATTTGAAATAAATAACATTAGGATCTTTAGAGACAAATTCTCCACAACCAAATGTAGCAACAGCCTTTCCACATTGTACTGAAATAGCTGTTACTGGTTTGGATGCATCCTCAATACTAGGAAATCCTTCATCAGCAGCTACCTCAATATCAAGCACAGCAACATTAATTAATGATGCATCATATTTTACTTGTTTTGGAAAGTATGATTGAAGATAATCATAATAGATATAATACCATGATTTAGATGTTTGCAGGCCATACATATTAAATCCATGAGTGTCCTCATATTTGGCCCTAAAGTCCATAATTTGTTTAACATTATTGAAATCAATTCTTTTGACAGGTTTACCATCAATAGAACGAAAATCACTTTGTCCACTCTGATCATCAACGTATAAATGAGGTCGAGCGGGTATACGACTTTGAAATCGCTTTCCGTCCTGGTATCCTCTGACTAATAAATCATTGCGATCTAAGCCAACGTTCGTCCAAAAATAACTCATAATGTAATATAACTTACATATGCGTTTAAGTCAACACTTTCTAAAATTTAAATTCTTGCTCGAAAAATAACACAGCAGAATCAGAACTACCATCAATACCAAATCTAACTACGTTACCATTCCTTTGTTTATATTTTCCAAACAATACCAACTTACCCTGATCATCATCATAATAATCAAAATCTGTCATGTCCAGATATAATCGATAGCCAGCAGACCATCCAGGTAAAGTACTATACCCAACATCTTTTGCTATCGCTGGTGTACAGAGCATATAACATATAATTATAAGCACCCCTACAAATATAGCAGTAACCCCTAATATTTTTTTCATTTCAGTTCTTCCTTCAAAAAAAGAAATACGCGACGAGGGGCCATCTATATTAATGACCCCCGTAATCTACCTACCTGAGAGCCAATCTAGCTCTTCTTGTGTATAAGGCCACATATTCTCCTCCTAGTGTTAAACAGATCGCATTCTCTGGACTAGTCGATCTGCTCGGTTAGTTACTTGTCGATACCATCTACTATCAACCATCTCATCAGCAGCAGCATTCCAATCTCTGGCATCAACTCCTCTTTTCATCCCGCGAAATTTACTTAATCTAGTACGACCTAAATTAAACATCATGTTCGCTACAATCTGTTGCACTTCTTCGGGCAACTCATCAAAATCATTATATAATTTATTGCAATCCTTTATTACAGATAGAACATCGAACTTGAAACACCAGTTGACTCGTTCTTCGGACACGGCCGTTCCAACATCTTGTCCACTTTCTGGGTCATCCTCAGTAACCAAATGACCGATCCCAAAAGTAGGATAACCGAGATGATCAAGGTAAATTGCATACTTTACTCCTTCGTCTATTTCTAATTGTTTTCTTAATTGTTCTGTTTTCATTATGTGCTCTCCAACAAAAATTGTAAGTCATGTTCACATCCAAAATGTACACACTCCGAACATCTTAAAGGGTGATGTGTACATATAGCATAATAACATTCTGGTCGTTCCTTTTTTGATTCTGGTACCAAAACAGAAATCTGTCTTCTGCTCTTAGGGAACATTCCTATTTTTTTATAATGATCGTATGTCTCTTCC